CATCGCATTTGCTAATGGCATTTTAATATTTCCAAATAGAATAAGGTTATCACTATTTAGAATAAGGGGTAGGCAGGAGGCCAGCCCCCTCCCCCAGCAATAAAAGGCATTGAGAAATATTTTAAACTATTTTTCAATTGTCAATCTTAACCAGCTAGGGGTTCAATGTGTAGAATATATTGCGCTCACATTATTAATATTTAAAACCATGTAACTCACAACGTCCTTTTGTATCTACAACCCATTAAATATTAATACTGTATTAATATATTAATAGGTATTATACAGTTAAATCGTTACTTTGTCAAGTACAATGTGTAAATAAAGCTTGACAAAACCTAAAATCAACCCTATAATAGATACATTTTAGTTTATGTGTATTGTAATAAGGATGTGTTAAGTGGCTCATATTTCAAACTATTTACCTAAAGGTATAAGACCACAAAGTAAAGAGCGTGAGTTAACTGAAAAGCAGCAAAAGTTTCTGGATAACCTAATTGAAACAGGAGGTGATCCTAAGCTAGCAGCAAAGCTTGCAGGATATGCCGAAGGCAGTCATCATCAAGTCATAAAAGCATTGCAACAAGAAGTGATTGAACTGGCCTCTCGTATCCTAGCTGAGTCTGCGCCCAAAGCTGCTATGAAGCTAGTACAGGTAATGAACTCTGATGATGCGATACCACAGGTGAATACCAAGCTACAGGCCGCTCAAACTATCCTTGATAGAGTAGGTGTCTCTAAAACGGATAGGTTGGATGTAAATCACAACCTAGACGATAGCACAGGCAGCTTATTTATATTACCAGCCAAGGGAGATGTGATTGAAGGCACAGTTGCTAATAGAATTTCCCAAGACTAAGGATAAGGTTAGGGGATCTATTCCCTATGGTTACAGGCTGGTAGAAAATAAAGATAATGCTTTAGAGGTTATCCCTGAACATATTGAACTATTAGCAAAGATGATTAATGGTTTGATAGATAATACAGTCTCTTCGCTAAGAGAAGCAAAAGAGATTATAGAATCTGAGCTAGAGGGTGTGACTATATCGCACCAGACTATACAGAAGTATGTCAAGAAGGAAAAGATAGCAAGGGGTTTAGAAGATCCTAACAAACCTAAAAGGCAGTATAACTATCATAGTTCAGTAAAGGCTAAGATATCTGCTCAGAAGTCTTTAAAGGATAAGAAGAAAAAAGAAAAAGACTTAGAACGAAAGTTACAAACAGTTAAGAAAAGTATTCAACGTCAGAAGAATATTCAAAGTAAGTTAGATGAACCTTCTGATGAAAAGACTAAAGAAGGTAAAGTAGTTTCTCTAGATCAAATAGAAGAACATTTACCAGATCTAGTACAGGAAGAAGCAAAACAGTCTGTTATATTTTCCCCTAATGAAGGGCCACAGACTGATTTCCTAGCCGCTCCAGAGACAGATGTACTGTACGGAGGAGCAGCAGGAGGTGGTAAATCCTATGCGATGTTAGTAGATCCGCTAAGATATTGCCACAGACCAGCGCATAGAGCCTTGATACTAAGAAGATCTATGCCAGAGCTAAGAGAATTAATTGACAAGTCTAGGGAATTATATCCTAAAGCTTTTCCGGGTTCTAAGTTTAGAGAAGTAGAAAAGATATGGAACTTCCCTAGTGGTGCAAAGGTTGAATTTGGATTCCTAGAAAGGGATGCAGATGTGTACCGTTATCAGGGGCAAGCCTATTCTTGGATTGGGTTTGACGAGATCACCCACTTACCAACAGAATTTGGGTGGAACTATTTAGCATCTCGACTCAGGACTACTGATCCAGATATTGTCCCTTACCTACGTTGTACAGCTAACCCCGGAGGGGTAGGCGCACATTGGGTTAAGAAACGATATGTTGATCCTAACGAGCCTAATGAATCGTTTACAGGGGAAGATGGACTAAGCCGCAAGTTTATTCCTGCTAGATTACAAGACAATCCGTTTTTATCAAAGGATGGTCGATACGAGCAGATGTTAAAGGCTTTGCCTGATGTGCAACGTAGGCAGTTACTAGAAGGTAATTGGGAAATTACTGAAGGCGCAGCCTTTACGGAATTTGACGTAGGTGTTCATGTAATACCTCCTTTCCAGATTCCTATAGGTTGGGAACGAGTAAAAGGTATTGACTATGGTTATGCATCTGAATCATCTTGTGTATGGGCAGCTATAGATCCTTCTGACGGAACTCTTATTGTATATCGAGAGTTGTATCAAAAGAATCTAACAGGAGTTGATTTAGCGCAGCTAATTACTCAAATGGAAATAGAAGATCCTTTTTCTGTTGGTGGAGTGCTTGATACAGCAGCATGGAATAGAACAGGGACTACAGGCCCTACAGTAGGTGAAACGCTTGTAAGAGCAGGACACAAGCTACGAAGGGCAGATAAGAACAGGATTCAGGGTAAAATTCAAATCCACGAATACTTGAAAGTGCAACAAAGCGGAAGGCCACGAATACAGATATTTAATAACTGTCCTAACCTGATACGTGAACTTCAAAGTATTCCTTTGGATAAGAGTAACCCTGAAGACGTTGACACTCACGCACAGGATCATGCATATGATGCTTTGCGTTATTTAATTATGTCAAGACCTAAAGTGAATGATCCTTTAGCTCAAATGCGACATATGAGAATGGAACAAGCTTATAGGCCAGTGGATGCAGAATTTGGCTATTGATAAAAAAGTTGTTAAACAACGCTTAAAGTTGGAACAACAACGAAAAGAATTAGAAGAGCAAAATAAAAAAATAATGGAATTAATTAATGGCAGAAGATAATACTCTAACATCTAACGAAATCTACTTTGAAAAGGTCGAGGATGAGCATGGCTTGGAATTGACCTTAGAAGAAAGTCTTCGTAATAATTTTGTAGGTTTACTACAGAATAGATATGATAATGCTCAAAGAGCTAGAGAACTAGATGAGTCACGATGGATTACATCTTATCATAACTATAGGGGGATTTATCCAAAGAATGTACGATTTCGAGAATCAGAAAAGTCAAGAGTATTTGTTAAAATTACAAAAACCAAAGTACTCGCTGCGTTTGGTCAGCTTGTGGATGTTATCTTTGGAGCAGGTAAATTTCCTATAGGAATAAGTGAAACTAAAGTTCCTGAAGGAATTGCAGAACACGCACACTTAGATACTAATAATCCTACTCCTAATCTTGAAACTACTTCGCCTGAAGAACAAGAAGAAATAGATATTGAAGAAGGAAGAGCAGAAAATCCTTATGATGTAGGATATGTAGGTGATGGTCAAGTACTTAAACCCGGAGCTACTTATGGAACAGGGAAGTTTGAAGAAAAATACCTCGACAAAGAAGGAGAAAGAAAAGATATGTTGCGGGAGGGGTTGTCACCAATCCCAGAAATCCTTGAACTCAATCCAGCAGAACGATCAGCAAGAAGGATGGAGAAGTTAATACATGATCAAATCGAAGAATCTAATGGAGCTAGTGAAATACGCAATGCTTTGTTTGAGTCTGCTCTATTCGGCACAGGTATTGTAAAAGGGCCATTTAACTTTAATAAAACTTTAAGCAGGTGGGATGAAGATGAAGAAGGTTCTAGGGCGTATAAGCCTATTGATGTTAGGGTTCCTCGCATTGAGTTCGTTAGCATTTGGGACTTTTTTCCAGATCCAAATGCAACAAACATATCTGAAGCCGAGTATGTTTTTCATAGACACAAGTTCAATAGGACACAACTTCGGTCACTAGGTAAGATGCCTTATTTTAATAAGGAAGCTATCAGAGCTTCTTTACGAATGGGGCCTAACTATGATTCAAAAGATTACGAACAGGAACTAAAGGATGATCACCGTACAGAAGAATATGGTGCAGGGCAATACGAGGTATTAGAATATTGGGGAGTAATGGACGCAGAGTATGCTCGTCAAGTTGGAATGGATTTGCCAGAAGAAGTAGATGATCTTGACGAGGTTCAAGTTAATGCTTGGATCTGTAATGGTAATCTACTACGAGCAGTTATTAATCCATTTACTCCGTTTAGAGTACCTTATCATTCTTTTCCTTATGAAAGGAACCCCTATAGCTTTTTTGGTATAGGCGTAGCAGAGAACATGGATGATAGTCAAAAGATTATGAATGGTCACGCTAGAATGGCTATAGATAACCTTGCACTATCTGGTTCTCTTGTATTTGATGTAGATGAGACTGCACTAGTTGGCGGTCAAAGCATGGAGATATATCCGGGTAAAGTATTCAGAAGACAAGCTGGTATGCCCGGAACAGCTATTAATGGTTTGAAGTTTCCTAATACATCACAAGAAAATATGATGATGTTTGACAAGTTTAGACAGTTAGCAGACGAGCAAACAGGTATTCCTAGTTACTCTCATGGTCAAACAGGCGTACAAAGTATGACAAGAACTGCTTCTGGTATGTCTATGCTACTAGGAGCAGCGTCACTTAATATTAAAACAGTGATAAAGAACTTAGATGATTTTCTTTTAAAACCACTAGGAGAAGCATACTTCCAATGGAACATGCAATTCTTAGAAGGTAAGCTAGGTATAGAAGGTGATCTAGAAGTTAAAGCAACAGGCACTAATAGCCTTATGCAAAAAGAGGTACGAAGTCAAAGGCTCACTACATTCTTACAAACTGTACAGAATCCTGCTGTAGCTCCCTTCGTTAAAATTAACAAGCTTATTAGCGAACTTGCTTATAGTCTAGAACTAGATCCTGATGAACTCATGAATGATCCAGACGAAGCTGCTCTAATGGCACAGATAATAGGAATGCAAAATGCTGGACAAGCGACTGGCGCGGAAGTTGGCCCCGGTGGTCAACAACCCGGAGCTATGGGAGGCCCTGAAGGAACACCTCAACAACCTCCAAACCTTGGAGACACAGGTACTGGTGGGGGCAACATTGGAACAGGAAATGTACCGCAGTCAGGGGAAGATGCGTTTGCTGGTACACCTCGCCTCGTTGAAGGAGCAGGTTAAGGAATCTATAGGGAGAAAAGATGGCTAAAGCAAAGAAAAAAAATTCAGGTGGTCTTTTATCCAGAGAAGGATATCAAGAAGGACAACTAGTAGGAGCAGAAGAAGAAGAAACTGCGCCAGTAGATACATATCCTAATATACCACCTGAAGAGATGGCTGAAGTAGAAGCTTCACAATTACCAGATGAAGAAATGGAAGATAATTATTTAGATTTTATAATAGATGAATCTTTAGAAGAAGAGGAACAAACATATTTAATGAATGCTTTGGAAGCAGATCCGCAGCTTAGTGTCATATTTGACAAAGTAATAGGAACTGCTTCTGAGTTTTCTGGGGCTGGAGAAGTAATAGGCCCCGGAACTGGAGTATCAGACTCGATACCTGCACGATTGTCAGATGGAGAGTTTGTTATGACGAGAAAAGCCACTGATGCTATAGGCCCTGATAATCTGCAAATGTTAATGGACGATGCAGAAATGGCTTATGACATAGACGGTGGCAGGGAACTAAAGATGGCGTTTGGAGGAGTTGTAGAAGGAGATGATGAAATTGAAGATACAAAAGATTCTCTCTCGAAAACTGACGAAGAAATTCGTAAAGTTATGATAGGCTCTAACAGAATGCCAAGTGTGAGGTAAGGCTACCCCTAACATAGGCCCCTTACCATTTAACTTAACGGCTACCTTGAAGTAAAGACAAGCCCCAAGCTATTTATTCAGGCCAGAATGAATTAGTATGGCTACCTTGCTAAAAAGACTCAAGCCCCGGAAGGAGAACAGAATATGTCAGAAGTAGTAGAAAATATAGAAGAACCAGAAGCTAATCCGTATAACGCTAAGAAATCTTGGCATACGCCAGATAAGCCTAAAACGGACGATGCTGATTCTCTTTTCTTTGCACCACCACAGGCTACCCCAGAAGAGGCCCCTGAAGAAGAAGAAGTGCAACCAAAAAAGAGAACTAATTATAAAAAGCGTTATGATGACTTAAAAAAACATTATGATGAGAGGGTTTCTCAATTTAAACAACGAGAACAAGAACTAGAGGCTCAAGCTAGATCAGTACAGCCCAGTTACGAAGCTCCTAAGTCTTTAGAAGATTTAGAAAGGTTTAAAAATGAGTATCCTGATTTGTATGATACGGTAGAATCTGTAGCACATTTAAGAAGTGAACAGCAAGTAGGAGAGCTACGAGAACAGTTATCAGCTATTCAAATGAGAGAAGCTGAGATACTAAAACGAGAAGCAGAAACTACATTGCGTGAACGTCACCCTGACTTTGAAGATATTAGAGGTGATGAAGCTTTTCATCAATGGGCTGAGACTCAACCACAACAAATACAAGATTGGATTTATGATAATCCTGATAATGTTGCTTTAGCATCTAAAGCTATAGATCTTTATAAATTAGAAACTGGACAACCTACTTCTGCACCAAAGCGTTCTCCACAACGACAGTCTGCAACTAGGGAATCAGCAGCAGATATTGTGTCAACTAAAACGACACAGATTGATTCTGCTCAACCTAAGATATGGACTGAAAGGGAAATTGCTGCTATGTCTGTAGACCAGTTTGATAAATTTGAAGATGAAATTAATCAAGCCATGTCTGAAGGCAGAGTAGTAAAAAATTAATCTGTCTTTTTAATGGAGAAGTAATATGGCTTATAATCAATCAGATCAATACTTTGAACCAAGTACTGATACCAATGCAAACTTTGCCAACTCTGTAAGTGGTCAAACTAACTCATTCTTTCTACCTGCGGTTTACTCGAAGAAGGTACTTAACTTCTTCCGTAAAGCCTCAGTAGCAGAAGCAATCACTAACACTGATTATGCTGGTGAGATTTCCGCTTTCGGAGATAGTGTAAAGATTATCAAAGAACCCGAAATTACTGTTTATCAGTATGAAAGAGGGCAAGATGTAACGGCTACCAAGCTAACTGACCAAGAACTTACTTTGGTTGTAGATACAGCTAACGCATTTAAGTTTATCGTTGATGACATTGAATCAAACATGTCACACGTAAACTGGCGTGAGACTGCATCATCTTCTGCTGCATATGCACTACGAGATGCATTTGACGAAGGTGTAATTGCAACTATGTTCTCAGGTGTATCAGCTTCTAGCCCTAATCATGTTCTAGGTTCTGATAATGCAACTGACCTTGCTGCTGGAACCTTTGATGGTACTGGTAACTTGGACATTGGTTTTGGTACTAGTGAACATGACCCAATCGATGTATTGTCTCACATGGCAAGATTGCTAGACGAGCAAAACGTACCTGAAGAAGGACGTTGGTTCCTAGCTAATCCAGAGTTCTATGAAGTTCTTGTACAAAGTTCTTCTAAGCTCTTGTCAGTAGACTACAACGCTGGTCAAGGTTCAATCCGTAATGGATTGGTAAGCTCTGGTAAGCTACGTGGTTTTGATATGTACAAGACTAACAACATTGCAAGCACATCTAATGCTGCTGGTAAATGTATTGCTGGTCACATGTCTTCTACAGCTACTGCTCAGACTATTACGAGTACAGAAGTTATTCGTGATCCTGACAGCTTTGGAGACATTGTACGTGGACTTCATGTATATGGAGCCAAGGTACTACGTGGTGAAGCACTAGTTTCTGCCTTCTATGGTATTGACTAGAACTTAACTCAGGTAAGGGGGCTTAACGGCCCCCAAGCCTTTTTATAGGAGATTGATAAATTGCCTCAACTTGGAACAGATGAAAAACCGTTTGTTATGAGTACTGGTACAATAGCCAGTAAAGAAAGCAGATTTCGTAAAAAATTTGATAAGCAAGCTTACGACTTTAATTATGATAGAATATTTCGTAAAGCTTCTAAAGATAAAAAAGAAATAAAATCTTATAATACAGAACTAGAAGCTTGTAGAGCAAAGAGTAAAACATTTTCAATGGATCAGGAGTAAACATTATGCCTATGGTAGGTGGAAAAAAGTATCCTTATACTAAAGAGGGTAAAGAAGCAGCGGCAAAAGCTAGGAAAGGATATGCTAAAGGTGGTAAATCTGAAGTAATGCCAAAAGCTAAACCCTGTTAAATAAATGGCTACTTATCTTAATCTAACAAATGAACTCCTACGTGAGCTTAATGAAGTAGAATTAACTTCTGCTACATTTGCTACTGCCGTAGGTATTCAGCAACATACTAAAGATGCTGTTAATAGGTCTTATCTTGATATAGTAAATGAAGAACCTCAATGGCCTTTTTTAGCTGCTGCTGAAAGTGGAGCTACAGATCCTATGTATGGTAATGTATATGTAGAAACTGTAGCTAATCAACGCTGGTATGAGCTTAAAGAATCTAGCTCAGATATTACTAATGATTATGGTTATGTAGATTGGGATAATTTTCTTTTAACAACAGTAGGAGTAAGTGGTGAGTCTTCTCCGTATACTATTAGAAACTTACGATATATAAACACAGAAGCTTGGAAAGATTATTATCGTATTAGTGAAAATAAAGACGATGCAGAAGATGCTAATGGTGGTACACCTGCTAGAGTAACACGAAGTCCTGATGGTAGGAAATTTGGATTAAGTCCTATACCAGATAAAGTGTATCGTATTTGGTTTGTAGCTTATACTTTACCAACAGAATTATCTGCATTTGGAGACACAACTGTATTTCCAAATATTTATAACTCAGTAATTCTTGCAAGAGCTAGATACTATCTACATCAGTTTAAAGAAAATCCTCAAGCTGCTGCATTTGCTTTAGAAGATTATAAAAGAGGATTAAAATTAATGAAACTTAACCTTATGGAGCCTAATCCAAGCACAGTCAAAGATGACCGCATGAGGTTTATTTAATGTCTCAACCATTTGGTGTATCTTGTAAAGGTGGGCTAAATACTAATCTAAATCAATTAGAATTACTAGCTCAACCCGGATTTGCTACGAAGTTATCTAACTTTGAAGTAGACCCTGATGGTGGATATAGACGTATAAATGGCTATAGTCCTTTTGGAGGAGGATCTGCTGCTAGACCTAATAGCACTAATAGACCTTTAGGTTTACAAGTTTATGCAGATGGTGTAATATGTTGTTCAGGAACTAATGTATATTTTAGCCAAGATGGTACTAGCTGGCTACAGATAAATAGAGCTAGTGTATCTGCATCAGGAGATAATTACAGTACATTTACTGGAAGATCAGCAGCAGCTAGAACTTCACAAGGTCAAGCTTCTTTTGCTATTTATGAAGGTACATCTGATTATGGTGAAGTAATTATAACAGATAGAGGATCTGGTGTCAAGCCCATGTACTTTAAAATGACAGGTACAGATTCTAATTTAAGTAATAGAACTTATTATGCAAAAGAAATAACAGTAAGTGGGACAGAGTATCCTAAGTATTGTGTAATACATGATAAACACTTAGTAGTAGCAGGAGCAGCTACTTCACCTAATACAATATATTATAGTGGAACAAATGATATAGATGACTTTACAAGTACTGGATCAGGTAGTATAGTATTAGATGATAAAGTAGTAGGACTTAAAAGTTTCCGTGATGACTTAATTATATTTTGTACTAATTCAATTTACAAATTACAAAATATAAATAACTCATCAACAATTACTATAGTACCTATTACGCAAAACGTAGGATGTATGGATGGAGCATCTATCCAAGAAATTGCAGGTGACTTGGTATTCCTAAGTCCTGATGGATTAAGAACTATTGCTGGTACAACAAGAATTGGTGACGTTGAGCTTGGTTCTGTTAGTAGAGCTATACAATCTATTATTGGTAATATAGCTGCTAGGATTGATGATTATATTATAACAAGCGCAGTATTAAGAAGTAAATCACAATATCGTTTATACTATGCTACAGCTACAGATACTGTACTAGCTTCTAAAGGAGTTATAGGAACTATCACACCTAATGGATTTGAATGGTCAGAAACAGAAGGAATACAAGCTCATGCTTTAGCATCTGGATTAGATAAAGATGGCTTAGAACAATCTTATCATGGAGACAAAGATGGATATATTTATAATCATGATGATGGTAATTCATTTAATCCAGCAGGTACAGAAACAAAAATTAATGCGTTATACGAAACTCCCTTTTTAGATTTTGGAGATGCAGGAACTAGGAAAACAATAAATTATACTAAAATTTCATTTACTCCTGAAGGAGTGTGTCAGCCTACATTAAAAGTTTTATTTAATTATGGAGCTACTGACATACCTCAACCTTCAGATTATACGCTTACACAGATTCAAGCTCCATCTGAGTTTGGAAGCTCTAAGTTTAATCAAGTAACTTTTGGAGCTTCTAATGATCCTTTAGTAAGACAAGCTATACAAGGTAGTGGAGATACTTGTAGCTTTAGAATTTTTAGTAATGATACAAATTCACCTTATGCAGTTAATGGTATATATGTGGATTATAGACCTTCAGGAAGGAGATAATAAATGGCTCAAAGCTATACTAGACAAAGTACGTTTGTAGACGGAGATACCATTACTGCTGCATTATTTAATAATGAATATAATCAGTTAGTCAATGCGTTCACTTATTCTTCTTCTAGCTCAACTTCAACTGGACATAGACATGATGGTAATACTGGCCAAGGTGGTAATATACCTCAAATTGGTGATCTTGACTTTTTAAATAAAATTGTAGTAGATAGCTCTAACAATCGTTGGGGTTTCTTTGTAGAAGTTTCTAGTAGCGCAGTAGAGCAAATAAGAATACAGGATGGAGCTATTGTACCTGTAACAGATAATGATATTGATCTAGGTACAAGCTCATTAGAATTTAAAGATGCATATTTTGATGGTACAGTAACTACAGA